ATTCATGACCTCCATTCCTGGATATCCAGCTGTATAATCGCCGGCCATATTCTCCTCAGAGAAAGGAAAAGTTGGCGTTCCTACTAGATCGTATGGATCATGTTTTTGTCCAGTGAATCTGTTTCGGAATGTTGTTTTTGGTCTTTGTCTTTCAAAGTCATAGATTTTATCCCTATCATAACCTGTTGTTACATTATAAGGACTTCCTCCTATGTCCGCGGTGATGTCTTCTTCCGTCATGTCATAAGAATAAGGTGATCCCCCTTCCTGTTCTATTCCAGAACGAAAATCTTCAAATGCTGTTCCTGTATCTACAGGATAAGAACGGGATGGTCCGCCCTCCTGTTCAATTCCGCTTCTGAAAGGAAGACCTTCCTCAGCGAGTTGGTTCCTCGCTGCTTCCGTGGCTCTAGCCAAGTTGGCGGTCGCCTCCGCGTTCTTGATGTACGTCATTCCTTCTTTAAATTTCTCCGCTCCTTCCGCGCCTGCTTGAGATCTCAACCACGCCTCATTTCCAGCCCATTTGCTTGGTGTTACGCCCATGAACTTATCTATGTCATTTTGGGTGAGTCCGGCCTGTTCAAAATATTTTCCAGCCTGCCCCAAGCTTGTTCCGGTGCCTGTTTGTCCAAATTGTTGAATCGCCGCATTTTCCGTGTCAGGATCAAAAGGCGCATCATATCTGTTTCTTATTGCCTGATCCCATAAAGCGGCACTTTTATCCTCTCCGTAAATTTCGTCTAGATACCTATGATGGGCCTGGTTGTTGGCGATGCTTCCGGCCAGCATCTGGAAAGGATGCACGAATCCTCTGCCTATTTTTCTTCCTGTATTGGCGATTCCCTGTCCTAGGTTCGTCGCCGTGTCTCTTACCGCACGCCCGAAGGCGCCTGAAGTTCTAAAATCAGTGGCTCTTGGTGAGCCAGAAAATTTACCTGTAGCCCTGTCACTGAATGAACCACCTCTTCGTGGTGCTGTCTGTCCTCTTGGTGAGCCAGAAAATTTACCTGTAGCCCTGTCACTGAATGAAGAGCCTCCTCTGGATGGGGGACTACCAGAAAATTTCCCTGTCGCTCTGTCATTGAACGAAGGTCCACGTCGCCAATTGAATGCCATTTTAATATTCTCCTAATTTATGCGCCCGGTAAAATTATCATTTTCAGAACCACGAGAACAACGATGACGATGATGCCGGCTTTAATCCAGTCCTTCATGCCCCATTCGTTCCACTCCTTCAAGTGGTTCCAAATATCTTTCAATAACTTCATGTTTACCTCCTAGTGAATTGTTGGTGGCGTATCATGGTTCTCGCCATAATACATTTCGTCAGCCATTATAAACGAATCCAGCATGACTGCAAATATTTTCTGCGCTTCTGCGGGACCCAGTAACCGTATGTATAAGTTGCGTGTAACCGCCATTAATCCGGCCGCGACCAGAAGGTCATGACCCGGGTTTTTTTTCAGTTCTTCCGCGACAAGCTTTTCAGCCTTGTGCATCACGTCAGCTACCTTAGTCACGTTTGGATTTCCCATTAGCCTTTCCTCTCTCCCTCATCGCCGCAATTTTTTCATTGCTTCGGTTCTTCGCGGTTTCCCTTAATGAAGCCACGTCCTCCTTAATTTCAGTAGTTGCGTCTTTCTGCCCCTCTTTCATAAGGCCGAAAGATTCTTTTACCATGCCTAATTCATTACTACTAGACATTTTTTCTCTCTCCAAGTCAAGCTTTTCCGCATCGACGGCTGTATCCATAAGCATCTTGGTTTGGTCGTGCTCTCCTTTTTGCTGCAATTCAGCGGCTTTAAGGTCAATTTCTTGTTGTTTTAATTTAACCAATGGATCTTGGTCTTCAAGTCCGCTTCTTTGAGTTTCTTCCTGAGCCATTTCCTTGATCAACTGTGCTTCAACGACAGCAATCTGAGACTCTTTTTGTATACTGAATTGTTGCTGCATTTGCTGTGTTTGTTGAGCCACTTGTTGCTGCATCATTGGATTCTGCTGTGCCTGTTGCTGCATTTGCTGGATCTGTTGTTGCATTTGTTGCGCTTGTTGCTGCATTTGCTGTTCCACTTGCTCCGCCGCCATGATCGCAATGTGCTGCAGTATATGCGCTTCCATCATCGCGTACACTTGAACGTTAATTTGAACTGGTCTCGTAAACATGAATTCCGCGTGCGCCTCTATGTGCGCCTTGTGATTCTGTTGCGGAAACGCTTTTGGTTCCGTTCCACGCATTCCCTCTGAATTTTCAGTTGCCGCGCTTTTTGGCGGTGGATTTCCTGGATCCGGTTTCAATAATGCATCAATGTTATCAACATCCAACGCCTGATAAACCCTTCTGTACGCCTCACGCAAATTGTGCAACGCCGGATTGGCGATTGCCATTTGCAATTGCTGCTGCGCCAGCATGACACGCTGTGACATCGAGAATATGTTTGGATTGGATACCGGCAGAATGTCAACGCGATCATCAAAATCTTGTTGCTTGATCATTCTGTTTCCACCCTTCACCATGTAAGGATATTCAGGCGGAAGAAACATCTTGATGCAACGCGCTAATAAATTAAATTCAACGCCTTGCGCGTAGTGCAATCGCTTATGAATCGCGCTCATGACTTTTGTTCCACGCTCTAAAAGAGCAAGCGTGGTTCCAACTGGATTCTGCTCGTTACCTTCACCCATCTTCATGTCCGCGATCGCCGCGAATGATTTTCCCGCGTCAACACAGAAACCCAAGAGGGCGAATAAAGTTTGAGACGGTTCCTTGTAAGGAAGTGGCAACAGTGATTCTTTTATTGAAACTCCCGTCACGTCAACGTCACGAAATTCCCCCGGCTGCAATGGCTCGTCATGATCGCGTATGCGCATGCCTCGTGCCTTGAAACCTGCCGGAAGATTGGCAAGAGTTCCCGCATCAACTAACTGCCGCAAAACACTAGTTGCTGTTCTTGACAATCCGCCAAGCATGTGTATCAGACCAAAGCCGTAAAACCCCAGTCCGGGGAGGAATTTGTAGTGCGTAAAATAGTCAGTTCGTCTTTTTAATTGGTCAGTTTCCAACCAGTTTCTTTTTATTCCTAAAACCTTGGATGAAAACTGGTCAATCGTGATAATATACGGAAGCTTGACTTCGCTTGGGTCCTCGAACCCTGGAACATCGGCGTCAACATGCATTTCCAAAAGAACGTGCTCATCATCATCCGATGCAAGCGTGTCGCTTGTTCCCTGAAGTTCATCAATCTTATCCGCCACATCGCTTGTTGTTGAAACGGATCCGGATGTAATTGGAACGTCGCGGTAAAATCCACTAACCTGTTTCTTTCTCAGTTCATTGGAATCAATTTTCGTGACATGCGTAATTCTGATTGCTTCTTCAAGCGAGGAAGCCATGTAATTTACAACACAATCCTCGGAAGAAACGAATTTTGAAACTGGTCGTTGCAATATTGAATCATAGTAAGTTTTCTTGAATGCCGAACCTGACAGAGGAAGATAGAACAGTAATTGATCCATGTCCGGATCATATTCCCTCATCACGTGCGTCAGTTGGTAATTCATGTAATCCTTGACACGCTTCGCCTGCTCCTCGACTTGAGGAGTGATCTCGCCGACAACTTCCGTGTTAACGGGTCCTGCTGGAGGAAGAAGCTCCTTATACGCCTGTGCCTGAAACTGCGTCACCGATTCCGCGAGCAGTGGATGTACTACACCTGCCGCACCCTCGAAAGGCTGCGTTCGGTCCTCATACTTGAATCCAAGCATGTCCAATCCCTTGACATACGTTTCCTCCCAATCCTTTCTTGATTGTTTGTCGGATTCATAAGCCGCCACCAGTTTATTGGATAAATCCTGAAGATCACTTTCTTCAAGAAAATTAGCAAGATTTCCTCCGAAAGGAATCTGCGATTGGTCAACTGGTGCGTTAGGATCCGTGTTTATTTCAGCTCCGCCGTCCGGTAGATTAGTAATCTGCGCGCCACCTTCAGAAGTAACAGTTTCGTCAGGAACTTGTATATCAGCTCCCTGACCCACTTGTAAGCCATCTGTCAGTGCTTCGATTGCCTTTTCTATTGAACCAGCGGCAGGCCTTCTTGATTTAATAGCCATTTTACTTCTTTACCATTTTTTTATTAACAATACCACCTTTTTTATAGACTGGAATGGTCGCTTCTCCTGGAATTTTAATTCCAGTGTTAATGTCTCTCATTTCAATTAACGGGATCTTCTCCCACGTAAATCCGTTCCCGTCAACAATTGTTGTATCAGTGAAGTTGAATCCGCTTTTCTTCGCCATTCTTTTCATCGCCTTCACTCCGATTTCATCATAGAATTTGTCGCCACCTTTAGGAATAGCTCCGTGCGCCTTTTTCATCTTTCCAGTTGAAAGGGCGACACCGTCGTATCCCTTGTCATTCGCCATCTTCATCAATCCTTGCATGAACAGCTTCGCGTAGTTCTCTGACTTCTTGAACGCGGTGTCAGGGTGAACTTGTCCACTTCTTCCAGTTGCTTTAGCTTGAGCTTCCACTTTTTTCTGTAATTTCTTCACGTCACCGATCAGTTTCTTTATTGCCTTCTCAATGTTCTTCAATTCAGCCACATTCGCCTCTGATTCACGCTCAACTCTGGGCAACGCCTTGATCGCGTCCTTCCTGAGCCTTGTAGACTCCAAAGTCTGCTTTTTTGTGTCCAATTGCTTCGCGAATTCGCCCATTTCGGCGAGAACGTCATGCTTATCGAGCCGTGGGGCGTAATTATATCCCTTTTGCGCCACTGCTTGATGCAAATCGGACTGAATTTCCTCGGCCATGAGGATTTTTCGTCCACTTTCATCAATTCTTTCACTGAACCTAAGCCAACCGAAGGGTGAATTGCCAGTATTCCCCTGAAAAACCTCTCCGCTGAAATGTCCTGACCTATAATCAGCCTCTTTCGCCCTTACGGCACCCGTATCAAAGTTCTGATAGAACTTCAATTCGCCGTATCCGGACCCTCCGGGTATGAACTGCGCCCCTTCGTGCGCCGGAGTCCTCTTGCTCTTGTAGAAGAATCCCCTTCCCTCGCTCATGTCGCCTAAACGGTATAATAGTTTCTTAGTCCAGAAGGGAATCGGCACGTCCGCCGTCATCACCTGCCTATCAAAAATGTTAAGCGCCTGATAAAGCTCCTCGAACGCCTGCTCCTCCGAGATGTTCTTTGCAATTGACAGTTTCGTCACGTCCTGTGATGGAACAAGCGTCGCCAGTTCATCACGGTATCCCTGCTTTACAATGTTGTTAGTCGTATGGAACAAGTTTGGAAACGCCTTCTCCCACAGTTCCTTGAAAACGCTGTCCCTGGTTTGAAAATGATATGCCTGTCTTCCCGTCGGCTCCAAAAGCTTGATTACTTGATCCTCCTGATCCACTCGCGGCGCAACTTTCGTCGTCCCCTTCATGATGTCAATCAGTTTTCCCCGTAAAACAAATCCGACCCTGTCCTGCGGTGGCTGGTGCAGGTCGGTCAGGAGCCTCGCGTCGTTTGAGAATATGTCGACCTGGTCGTCATAATGTGACGGTCCTCTCTTCTCCCTCACATCCAGGAGCATTTTAGCGAGATCCTTTCCTCCTCTTGAAACCGGCTCCGCGATCGCAATGTCCATGTCAATCTTCGGCATCTCACGGTTGTAGTTTTCAATGAGCTGCGCCTTTGTAAGCTTTTGCTTGGGATTGGCTTTGTGCATGTTCGTGAGCAACGCTTCAAGACCGAATTCATCAAGCTCCGTGGCGGATACTCCAGGCTTGTTCCTGATTGTTCCAAGCCACTGCTGCGCGTTCATGTTCGCGGCGTCGGGCATGTCCTCAATCGCGTTGACTGTTGATAGAAACATCGCCGGCTTGTCCTCGACCGCCTGTCCTACGACAACTTCAGTCGTCGCCTTTGGTTTAGCCAATGAAGGCTTCTTAATGTCTCCGAATCTTCCCACGGCCTTTGGAACTCGTCCAAGCTTTCCGAACAGGTTCGCGAATCCCCCGACTTGAAAATGCTGTCGTCTTGAACGATCAATGCTTTCCAACGGGTCTAGTAATGGCAGTCCTTCCGGCATGGGTCCTCTCTGTGGCGCTATTGTATCAGTTAAGTCTCCGTTAATCAAGCCACCTTTGTTT